AACATACACAAGCACTACGTGCCTACTAATTACAGCCGCGATGCTATTCACGAGCTGCGAGCGATGCTTTGAATGTCGAATAATGCAAAGCAGCACTAACCAATACGGGCAGATGCAATCGCAGCCTCCGGTTATTATTGAGCAATGCGGTATGACTCGGCGCGAGAATAAGCAATACGTTGAGCAGATGACAACCAGCACAACGGTAATCATTAACGGCAAAAAGTACACTACTGATACCCGCGTATTCTGCAAGGAGTATTGAATTATTTTGTATATTTGAGCGTTCAGAGGTCGAAGCCTGAATGATGTTTCAAAAATCTTAAAGCCCTTTGGGGGCTGCGAGGCAAGGGTAAAACCGAGCCGCTTCGACCGCAGCCATCAAAGGGCGTTTTTTTATGAGAAAATCATTTATACTATACAGCGATATTTATGATACTCTTCAGCATTTAACCGATGAACAGCTCGGAAAATTAATGCGAATGATTTTTGAATATCAAACCAGCGGCAAGACGCCTGAAACAAATAACCCTTTATTTATTGCATTTGGTTTCATTAAATCGAGCTTGGATAGGGATGGAGTAAAGTATGAGCAACGAGCCGAAAGGTCGCGTGAAAACGGCGCTAAAGGTGGAAGGCCAACTAAAAACCAAGTAGGTAAAAAAGAAACCCAAAAAACCCAGCAGGTTATTTCAAAACCCAAAAAACCTGATAGTGATAGTGTAAGTGATAGTGTAAGTGATAGTGTAAGTGATAGTGTAAGTGATAGTGATAGTATAAATGCAAATAAAATTTATAAGAATATTGATGAAATAAAAAAGGAGCATTTCGCTGATGAAAAAATAAACAGCTTATTTATCCAATTTTTATCCGAACGTATCGCACGTAAGAAATACCCAACAGATAACGCGATTCAATTATTGATAAAGCAAATGCGCAAAATCTATAAAACAAAAGAAGAGGTAATCGAAGGACTTGAGTTGGCTATCGCAAACGGATGGACTGGCTTATATGAACTTAATAAAAATAACTCTAAACAACCAGCAAACGCAGCACCAACAAAGACACGCGCCTCGATGGGCGTTAAGATGGAATAAAAAAATAAAGCATTCATTCACTAAATTTGAATTATGAACATACCAAAGATAGAACAAGCCCTAATGTTTCTTTGCCTTAATGGCGATGATAACTACCGAGAAATCGCGCCGCAGCTTATCGAAGATTACTTCGCAGACGATACCGCGCTTAAAACATTTAAGCTCATTAATGCGATTATGAAGGACGGCAAGCAGCCTACATTCGTTACTTTCGGGCAATACGCGACAAAGGACAAAGCACTAACACCGCAACAGATTGCATCGGTCACTCAGTGGGGCAATGAGCTGAGTTACTCCGAACCGATTAACCAGTACATCGCAATCCTCAAAGATGAACACATCAAACGCAATATAAACACCATACTAACCGAGCAGGCACTTGGGCTCGGCAAAGAATCGAGCGGAAGCGAAACAGCCGTTAACATCATTAAACGGCTTAACACCCTGATCGAGAATGGCAGCCCTACTGATAACATCATAACCACACCACAGTTAACTCACGAAGAGAGGCAAGCATACTACCGCCGTGCTGCGTTACATCAAAGCGGTAAAACAAGCGGGCTCAATACCGGCATCGCAGCACTTAACCGATTCACTGGCGGATTTCATCCCGAGCTTATAATCATTGCAGGCCGCCCATCGATGGGTAAGACCGCCCTCGCATTATACCACGCCTGCCAGTTCAATGAGCCGGGCATATACTTCAACCTCGAGATGAATCAAAGCCAGCTCTGCCAGCGGCTCATACTTCAACATGCAAACGATTCAATAAACAGCGCACGCCTACGCGATGGCAACCTATCGCAGCCCGAGCTACACGCATTCGAAACCACGATCGGATTAGTTGAGAAGCTACCCATCACAATCTACGATAAGCCGCGATGCGGTGTGCATGAGGCAATACGCATAATGCGGCGCGAGGCACGTAAGAACAATTGCAAATGGGCAATCATTGACTACCTTCAGTTGATGACGATAGAGGGCTTCAGAGGCGGTAATCGCGAGGCTGAGGTTGCAGAGATAAGCCGCACGTTGAAAGCCGCGCAGAAGGAGCTTAATATACCGATTATCGCACTTGCCCAGTTAAGCAGACAAGTCGAGCAACGCGCCGATAAGCGACCGATACTCTCAGACCTTCGCGAATCGGGCAGTATCGAACAGGATGCCGACACGGTTATGTTCGTCTATCGACCTGAATACTACGGATTGAACGATGAAGCTGGCAACCCTTATAGCTCCGATGTGTTTTATCTATTTGAAAAGCATCGGCAAGGTTCAACCGGTGAGGTACGCTTTAAGCATAACAGCACGCTAACGAGCTTTTATGATAGTGGCTCGAGTGGTGGCAGCTCTTATTTGCCTATGCCTGAAGCCGAGCCAATCTTAAACGGTAGCCCAAAGGCAATGCAGCCGAATGAAACTTTTGATTTTAATCCGTTCTAATGACAATCGAAGAGCAACTAATCGAGCGCATGAATAACTACGAACCGAGTGAGGCAATGATAACCGATGGATGCGTAACATACCACAGCACCACTCGAACGCATCGAAGTTATGCAGCCTACTTGAAACACGCGCCTGATGGCTCATTCGTGCGTAAGGCATACCTCAAACGCTGCTATGGTTGGCTGATGCTTTTGAAAAAAAACGGCATCGAAATGCATCACGCAATCAAATAAATACTTATCTTTGCAAATCAATGGAAAGTGAAAACATAAAGACAGGGCGAGGGGGCTATCGCGAGGGCGCTGGAGCGAAGCCGCTATATGGCGAGCCAACGGTTAACATTACCTTCCGCGTTCCTGAATCGCATAAGTCAACGATTCGCCGGATGGTGTACGATTACATGGATGGGTTAAAGACAAACCGCAACAACGAACCTAAGCACAATATTCCTGAATATGGATGCTAAGCTCTTAACCATACCATGTGCGATTGAATCGGTAGCCACGCGCCGCGATAAGACCATTAAGGTAACTATCGGAACGCAGGAGCTAACACCCGAGCAAACGAGCGCACTCTTCAACCAGTGGATGGGTGGCGTGGGTGTGATGGCATTCAAAGGCGAGCAGTTCAACTACAACGATGAACAGCTACTAAACAACCTGAAGCTCGATGCCGCCGAGCTTGGAAGTAAGACACCGAGCCAGCGGTTACGATCAACACTCTACGTGCTCTTTGAACACGCACCCGAAGGGCATAAGGATTTCAACAGCTTCTACGCGGCAATGATGGAGCGATTCATTGATATGGTAAAGAAACGCATTGATACATACAATCTATGACGCAGACAGCAGTTGAGTGGTTGGTCAAATATATCCATTCCGAACAATACCAAAAAGCATTTGGACAAACATACATTAGCATAGAATTAGTTGACCAAGCCAAAGCAATGGAAAAGGAACAGATAGTGGATGCTTATGACAATGGTGCTGAAGAATGGACACCAATCGAATATTCAGATGGGCAACATTACTACAACGAAAAATACAACCTATGACAAGCAGACTAAGAGCCGGAGTATTGATAGATTCAGAGGTAAACGGCAAGCCGCATTATTTCGGTTACCTTACGCATCCCGGATTGGAGTACGATATAGCCGTGGCATTCACTGAAAAGGATTTGAAAGGCTTTGCAGAGGTTAACAAGCTGATTCTGCCAACCGATGAACCTGAGTATAAGTTCGGCGTTATATTGCCAACTGAAGACCGCGATAAGAACAATGCCTACACATGCAAAGTATTCGCATCGGGCAAACTACACAACCTCGTTATCTACCCACGGCAATACAATCAAATCGTTACCAATGGGCACAGCCTTAACGCACAGCACGAAAGCCGTATCTTTACCGAACTAATCACAGCATAGCATGCCACTATTCCAAGGCGACAGCCAAGAGGTCATCAGCATGAACATCCGCAAGCTAATTGGCGAAGGATATCCACCGCAGCAAGCGCAGGCAATCGCACTGGCTGAGGCTGAGAAGTACCGCAAAGCACGGAGAAGGTAAACTCGTAAAAACTCGTAAAATGAGAGAAGGCAGAAACGGCGGCAAGTTGAAGTCAGGCAACACGAAGAATGTTGGCAGGCCAAAGCTACCCGAGCTCCACACGCTACTTGCGAACGTGCTCGGCAAGGAAGATAAGGATGGGCTAACCGCTGCTGAAGAGATACTCAACGCGCTGCACGCAAGGGCGAAGAAGGGCGATACCCGCGCCGCCGAGTTGTTGCTCGACCGCGCATACGGCAAGCCGAAGCAGACCAACGAGACCACGCTCAAGACTACCGAGCCGCTTGTGATAATCAAGACGAAAGAGGATGGCAATGCTTAAGGCCATCGGCATCGGAGTGCTGTTCACCCTGTTCATGGTTGGGCTTGCATACTGCCTGGTGTTGGTGCTTCGCCACATTATCGACTGCATGCCCGACCCGAATGATGAGGAGGATTAATGAACTTCGAACTCACTGGCAGGCAGACCACAGCATTCGAGGCAATTGAGTCAGGCGCATACCGTGTCATCGTATTCGGTGGGGCCATACGTGGTGGCAAAACGTATTGGCTGTTGCTAACTCTCAGCTACCTCGCGCTGCAATACCCGCGCAGCCGGTGGGTGATTATTCGCCGCAGCCTGCCCGACCTGAAGCGCACAACCTTCCCGAGCTTCAACTCGATACTTGACGATGGCGTGAATCAGTACGTTGAGAGCTGGAACCGCGACACGCAAGTGGTGACATTCATCAACGGCAGCGAGTTGCTGTTCATGGCTGAGAGCTTTGACGATGACAAAGACCTCAACCGCTTCAAGGGCCTCGAGGTGAACGGCGCGGGCTTGGATGAGGTGAATGAGTTGCAAGAACAAACATTCTACAAGGTTCAAGAGCGCATCGGAAGTTGGAACAAGGCAATAGGCCAGCCGCCGATCGTGTGCCTGGCAACTTGCAACCCGGCCAACAACTGGGTGAAGTCAATCATTTACGAGCGGTATAAGGAGGGCACGCTGCCCGAGCGCTGGACATTCATCCCGAGCAAGATTACCGATAATCCGCACATACCAGCCGAATACCTTGAGAGCTTGAAGGAGCTCCCGCCTGTGCAGTACGCCCGATTCGTGGAGGGCGATTGGGATGTCATGGACGATGTGGCGAACCCGTTCCTGTATGAGTGGAGCGATGATAAGCACATCGATGACAGCGTGCAGCTGAACCGGAATATGCCAGTACACATCAGCGTTGACTTTAATATCAACCCGCTGTGCGCGCTTGTGATGCAGCACGTTGGCAGAGGCGCGGTGGTAGTGGATGAAATAAAGATAGAGAAGGGCAGCGTGGATGCGTTCTGCGATGCTGTGCTTGCGCTCGGCATCCCGATGGGGCTGATTAGGATTACAGGCGATGCGATGGGTAAGGGTGGCACGGTTCAACAGCGTGATAACTCCAGCGCGTACACCATGATAAAGCGGCGGCTCGGCATGAGCGATAGCCAGTTTCTGATTCCGGCTAACCCAACGCACTACAACAGCCGCATCGATTGCAACGCAGCACTGCGCAAGCTCGACATCCGCGTGAACTCAAAGCGCTGCAAGGGATTCGTATTCGATGCTAAGCAAGTGCAATGTGATGCGAATGGGTCCATCATAAAGACCAATCGAAAAAACATTGCCGAGCGTGCTGACTTCTTAGATTGTTTTCGTTACTTTGTCAATGCAATACTAAAGCGATACTTATGAGCGTATGTTCACCATGTTTCGATTCAGGCATCAGCGTTGCGGCATGCAATGGCGGCATTCAGTTCGGCTATGTAACACCGGAAGAAAGCTACACGATAACCATAACGCACAACGCGACCAAGCGCATGCAGACCTTCATTGCAACATCCGAACTGGATGGCACACTGATGATCGAGGGCGCGAAGATTGATGCGCTGCAAGGCTATACGATTCGACTTGATGGCTGCGCAAAGTTCACCATCTGCGAGGTTGAGTATGACTGCATCAGCTTCAGCGTTGTGAATAAGGACATCGTAACAGAGGAACCCGCTTTTGTAAACTTACTCGAATGCTTGGACTGCTAAAGAAACTAAAGAGCATCGCACACGGCTGGGCGCTGTGGGCGTTTGATACGAAGGAGAGCCGCGAGGTATCGAAGCCACGCATGGAGATTTGCAAGACATGCCCCTACCGTATCAAGCTGACTGACACTTGCCGCGAATGCGGATGCTTCCTACC